AGTAGCCCACACACGCAGATCTTCATCGGGCACATCATAGACCAGGTAGATGGCCGGCGTGTCACTGACAGGCTCCTCATCCTCATCCGAGAGGTGGCGGCCAAAATCCAGGTTGTCGTCGTCATCACTGGTCGCCCACACTTCTTGGATCAGCCGGACATGGACACCCAGCTGCTCGTATCGCAGTCCTTCAGCCAGCTGGTGGAGTGACATGGAAGACTTGACAGAAAAGCTGAGCACGCGGGCACTGTCCCGCTCATATACATGTGGCCAGGTATATGCCTGGAACGCATACTGATCGTAGTTCGGGTTGCTGATAGTCAGCTTGTCAGAAATCGTCAAGCTCATCTTCCTCCTCATCGTCATCCTCTTCAAACAGATCCAGCAGCCTGACACCCTTAAGCGCATCGTCCTCGGTCATCCAGTGCCACTCTTCCCGGGGCTCGCGTCCTTGCAGCGGCCACCGCTTGCGTAACGCGCGGCGGGTCAGCTCAGAGCACCCGCCCCACACGCCCTCCTTCAGGTTGTTGGTCAGCGCGAAGAGCAGGCAGCCCTCGCGCACCGGGCACACCACACCATCAGCCTCGCCATTGCAGAAGTCGAGTGCCTCCTCCATGTCCTCGAAGAACGGGTCGTAGTCCCGGGTCACCCCGATACCACGGCACTTGGCCTCACGCCACTGACCAGGCGGAGGTATCCGCAGCCGCAGGACCATCAGTCGTCCCGGGCTGACTCATATTGCTCGCGTGTAATCTGGTCTACCATCGCTGGGTTGCGGGCAATTTCCAGCACGTCATCGCGCAGGGCGTTCTTGAAATCCACGTCCTCTCGTATGCGCTGCATCATCGCAGGCTTGCCGTTGAACTTCTCGCCACCGTAGGTGAGCCAGGTGCTGCCGCTGATGATGCGGAATAGCTTGCCCATCTCCACGTATTCCTTGGCCTGGTCATAATCACCGCGCCGGAACCCGGCGAACGGCGCACCGCGGAAGTAGTAGTCCACGTCGGCCCGCTGCTGCGGGGCAGCCGACTTGTTCTTGACCGTGGTGAACTGAATGTGCTGGCCTACCTTCACCGGGTCCTTGATGCCAGGCCGCTTCTCGCTGATGTACTCCTTGCGCTGCACCTCGACGCGAGCATAGAAGAAGTAGTTCTTGCCATTACCTCCGGGTGTGGTCTGCGGCGTCCCGAACGGGCTGAAGCCGCCGATCTTGTCGCGGTACTGGTTGACGATGATGCCATGAAATGGCGGATCACAGCCGTGAACATCTCGCTTGCTGGCCTTGCCCATCTTGCGGATGAACTTGTTGAACAGCCGGGCACCGACCGCGACGCCTGCCTCACCGATGGACTTCTCGTCCTCCTCAGCCGGGATCAGCGCCGGGTAGGAGTCCAGGACTATGCACGTGGCGAGCTTACTCTCCGCCGCGTACACGAGCAAGCTCAGTGCCTCCTCCATGTTCTGGTTGGATGACACCATGACACGGCTGTTGTCAACGCCCAGTGACGTTGCCTGCTGCTCATCGTATCGCTCGGCTGCTAACCAGAACGTGGTGTAATCATCACTCAGGTACTGGTTAGCTGCCACGGTCTTGAGTGCGCAGGCAGTCTTGCCAGCCGAGTTATGTGAGAGCATACCGTCAGCAAGCAACGTCTGTGTAGAAGTACCGATCGTCACCACCTCACGTTCACCGAGATACCGAACAGCCTCTACAGTCACCGTCGAAGTATGCACCGACTTGGTTGACCGACCCTCCCAAAGCAGGTGACTGCGGGAAAGCAAGCGCTGCGGGCGTACTGATCCCAGGAAACGCATGTCCTCATAACGACCACCAAGACGCCAGCCCACTTGCTCCTTCCAGTGAGGCTTACTAACAGGACGCTTCTTGGGCACCGACCACACCGTGAATCCAAGCTTCTCCAGCAACTGAGAAGCTAGCTCTGCAATCGGCCCTACTGCCTGCGCACAGGTAACCCGGACCCCTTTCTTTCCTCCATCACCATTCGATCCGAGACATCCCTCACCATCGTAGAAGCCAGCCAACCAGCCAGCTTCCCACGATAGATCCGTCTCCCAGGGCGCACCAAGAGAAGAGATTCTAGTACCAGGCTTAACCTGATCTGTCCGCAGCCAGTGCCGCTGCATAGAATGCTGGCCGACTATCCGAGACCCATTCGCGTGTGCCAGCCAGAGGTGCCCCTTGCTAGCCAGGGTCTTACCAAAACATGTCGTGATCTCGTACACCGGCAGAGTCTTCCGGCCGAGAGATGTTACCTCAGCTCGACGGTAGCAAGAGGTCCGACCTTTGCCAAGGCCCCAGGATTGCTCGTCAAAACCTACAATCTCCTGCCCGACATACAGTTCTTCGATCGGCCGCCAGACAAGATCAGCACACAGCACTTTCGTACCGGGACACAGACACTCTGGTCCCATGATCTCGACCCACTGATTAGCAGGCCAGCCACCGCCCAGTGCCACGTCCAGGCTCAGCGAGCCCGAGGTGTACCGTCCGGGTACGGCCATATCCGAGCCCAGCACCACGGTATCGGCGCCGAGCTTACGGTTGATATCTGACATTAGCGCCAGTGCGCCTTCGGATAACATGCGGTCAGACTACGCTAACCGTACATACGGTGTCAAACTATAAGCTGAGCCGCATCCCAGCTGGCCTTGCCACCCCAGCTACCAACGTCACCGCCGCCAAGCTGCACCACATCACGCCGCTTGGCCTTGACCCCGGTGCGGATCGCGCCCTTGCCCCGTACGATGTCACCCGAGGAGTCCCGGTTCGGATAGCGGCAGTCAAAACACTGCTTGGGCTGGGACATATTGAAACCCTGCTCAGACAGGCCCCCCCGCCCGCCGTAGGTCACGTCCACAGGGATAGCGGCATACTCCTCACTGCCACACCGCGGGCAGTTCTCCTCAGCCACCAGGTGCGCTGCCTCAGCCGGGGCATACTGCTGGGCCTGATAGGGAGCCTGCTGCACCTGCTGTGGCTGCTCCCGCACCGGCTGACCCTGCTGCCACCATGAGCCCTGCGCCTGCTGCTGGACCGGCTGAGCAGGCCCGTGTATCTCGTTAAGCCTGTCCTGCCAGAATGAACTCACTGGGTCACCATCCTGGGCGTGGTATTGACAGACAGGAAGCCACCGTCGATCATGTGCGCGAGCGTGGAGTACAGCGAGCCCCGTACCACCTCGCGGTTCTGCAGCACCATGCTGTCGTGACACTCCCGTGCCATTTCCATGAGCTGCTCATCTTCGGGATCAATACGCCGAAGCAACTGCTTGTACATCACCTCGGTGATGATGTCAGCAGTCAGCACGATGTACATCTCGCATACCGGCTGCAACGGTGCCACCTTCTGCATGCGGACATGACTCTCATGGTGCGCCAGCTCGGCAATGTCAGGACCGGGCGGCACAAGCTTCATCACATCCCAGTAGTACTGCACCTGCTCGCACGGCAGGATATCCCACATCAGGCGCTGCTGGATCATCGGCACTATATCAATCCGGTCTTCACTCATTACTTAGCGTCCGCCCACCGGTCCACAACCTTAATGTCTGCTGACAATGGCACCCTGATGAGCTTCTGGATTTCAGGACCCAGCATAGCATCATGAAGAATGCCTGCTACCAGTTTAGCCTCGTCGTCCGGAGCGGTAAGCATCAGCTCGTCATGAACGGTCAGCACTATATGTGACCGGTCCCCTAGGCGCGAGTCACTGTCTGCCCGTACCATTGCCAGCTTGATCAGGTCTGCGGCACTGCCCTGGATGACTGCCGATACTGCCTGCCGCTCGGCCCGGAAGCGCAATCCGTTCATGCGGTCAGCCTGGTCCCTGGTGACACTGCGCGGCGGATACAGATTAATGTCGGGTAGCCGGCGGATACCACCGAGCAGAGTCTTCACGTAGGGCACCGGCTTCCGCGAACGGCAGGTCTCCACAATGTAGTCCTTGAGCGCATAGATCTCCGGGAACTCCCGGCGGTGATCGCCCAGGATGCTCCTGGCCAGATCAGTATCGATGCCGAGCATGCTGGCCACCTTGTACATGCCGGCACCATAGGACAGGCTGAAGTTCAGCCGCTTGCCCATCTGCCGGTCGATGCTCAGCTTGTCAGCAGTCAGCTGGTGCGGGTCGAAGCCCTCCATGAACCCGTCATACAGCGCACCGGACCCGCAGAAGTGAGCAAATACCACCAGTTCGATCTGCCCGTAGTCACCGACGATCAGCTTCCATCCCGGGTCGGCACACCAGACACCACGAATAAGCTTGCCCAGCTCGGTGTCGGGCCTGGGTATATTCTGCAGGTTAGGGTCACGACAACTGAACCGACGCGTATTGGTGCCATACTGTACGAAGTCAGCGTGGAGCCGATCATCATAGACCTGAGGCGGCTTATTCGTTTCGGGATTACCCAGGTAAGCAAGCACATAGGTACCAAGCAACTTATGCACTTCCTGGTACTCCCGGAGCGCACTCGCCACGCGGTTAGTCGGGTAGCTTTCGAGTACCTCGTCATCGGTACTCCAGTTAGTGCAGGGCTGGCCGGCCTTCTCCTGCTTCTTGCCGGTGACGGTAGCCTTCCAGGGCTTGAGCCCCTGGCCCTCAGGCGGGTCAGCATAAAGGATCTCCTGCTTCTGCTGCGTGCTATTCAGGTTGAACACCCGGCCCGCGGCCTTGTATATCACCTGCTCCTTCTCGCCCTGAGTCTCGGTCAGCTCCTCACGCAGCTCACGCAGCCGTGGCACGTCCACGTGCGCACCTGCCAGGCGCATGCCCACCAGCACGTTGAGCACATCCATTTCCAGCTCATACACCCGCTGAAGCCCGGCAGCCTTGACCATCGGGGTGAAGCGACGACGCAGCATCTCGGCATAGACCGCGTCGCACCAGGAGTAGTGTGCCACCAGGTTGAACGGGTACCTCTCGACACAGTGACCTATGTTCTCATCGTCATAAGTGAACCCGTAGATGTCCTTAGTCAGGTGCTTCAGGCCGTGCCGCAGCCGGTTCTCATTTAAGAGCCAGGACTGCACGATTGTGTCATTGTACGGACCAGGCATGACCTCGCCGAAGTACTTAGCCGAGCTAGCGATGTCATACACCGCACCGTGCGCTGACTTGACGATGCCCTCAGCGAACATAAGCGGACGGATGATCTCGAATACGTTCTCCCGGGGGATCTGCCGCGGTGCATCCTCGTAGTCATCCACCCAGTACTTGCGTTCTTTGCCGTCATTGCACATGCGGGCTTCCTGATGCCTGCCGGTCACCTTACTGCCGATCGGATGACCGAACGGGATCACCACGCACGCGCCCTTGGTAGCCATCGACAACCAGGTCAGCTGATTGAGATGAACAACGCCCCGGTACTCGCCTGCGGCCTCATAATCGAAAGAGAACCCGTCTGCCTGGAGGAAATACTTAACTGCCTCCTGCAGACGGGCCTCATCCAGGATCACGTTCGAGGAAGTAATTCTCCACCCCTCTTCAGCCAGGTCTCCAGGCTCAGCGCAGGACGACCTGAAACCTCGGAAGCCATTGCCTGCTCCCGACTCAGCAGACCCGAGAGCTGCGGCGTACCTGCTGTGATATCCGTCCGCTCATGCGTGCCAAACAGCATCCTCCACTTCCACGTCAGCACATGATCCATGAACCACTCGGCTTCGGTGATCTCCACGGTCTCGCGACCGAAGTCCCTGGTAAGAGTAATCACTCATCCTCCTCATCCCGGGCCGCAGCCTTCAGCTCGGCCAGTGTGTTAGTTGGGATTACGCCTGCGTCGAACAGCTTCTCCTCAGCCCCTTCCAGCTCGTCGTCATCAAGGGGCTCCAGCCCGAACTCCTCGTCCAGGTCCCGCTCCTTGATGGAACTGATCTTGAAGCCATAGAAGCCATTGTCCTTCTTGAACCGCCTGGCCGCGAAGTACAGACCGTCCCTGGACAGGGGGCTGGTCCGCTCCTCCTCATGAAACTCCATCAGGGTCTTGGTGGCCTCGGGTCCGACTTCCCAGTACCGGTTCTCGGCACTGTCCATCTCGACCACGTTGAACAGCGCCAGGTACCGGCACGGGTTGCCCACGTTGCACAGCGGGCACTTCTCGTAGTCAGCGTTGAGCCCGCAGGTATAGCTGCGCTGGGACACCCAGTGCTGGCCGTAGCTAGCGAAGGGTTCCGGCTCCAGGAACTTGACCACCACCTCCTTGTCCTTGACCTGGAGCCGGCCCGGGTTGGAGTACCGCGCTGCGCGGTTGGTCTCCACCGTGGCCCAGCCACCTTTGGCCTTAGCCTTGGCCCGCTTAGGTGCAGGGTCCTCTTCATCCCGCGAGCGCTTGCGACGGCGCGGCGGGTCGTCATCATCAGGATCAGGAGTCCGGCGTGTCTTGCGCATGCGCTCGCGGCTCGGAGTCTCCTCATCATCCTCATCACGCTTGCGACGGCGAGAGGAGGAAAGCGTGCCCCAGCCCTCAGGCTCGTCTTCGTACTCGTCCTCCGGTGCTACCGGGTCTACCGGCGCGCGCCTGCGTGCTAATTGCCTAGGCACTAAGCCCTCCAGTCCAGGATATAACTTGTGGACGGGGCCAATTGCTTGACCCGCTTGATCTCACTGTGCAAGGCATCAGCCAGCGTGGCGGCCAGCTCCTCAAACGTGCCGGACTCCACTCCTCTCTCGCACTCCACCTCGGCCGATGCCTTGAATGTCACACCCTCATAGTCACCGAAGTTAACCCGGTGCTCGATGCTGCGGCTGACCCGGCTGCTCATTTGAGAGCCTTCTTCACCGTCAGTGCCAGCGTAACCAGCATTGCGAAGAACGCGAACAGCAACGCGGTCAGGCCCGCGCTGATCCACAGCGGCGAGGTAACCCACCACCAGGACCAGTGAATGACACCGCTCAACTGCAGGCCCAGGAACACGAAGAACGTGGCCAGGCCGGCAGGCAATCCTCCTACTTGCATTACTCCTCCTCTGTGATTGGCGTGACCTCGACCGGCCACAGTGCGTAGGTCGGAGGCGGCGGGTGCATCAGCATCCGCAGCTCAGCCTCGGTAATCTGGCCCTCCTGCTGAAGGACATACAGCTCATCCAGATCCGCCACCGGGACCAGCTTGACCACGCGGTTCCTGATCTTGCCCTCGAAGCCCTGCATGAACTCGATAACCTCAGCCTGGTCGAAGGTGGCCGCAGCCTGCGTCCGGCGCAGCATCACGCCCTCATAGACCTTGCCGTCCGCGCCCTGGATGGTGCGGCTGAACCGGAAGACGCGATTGCCTTCGACATCTTCCTCACCATTGAGCCACTTACCGTCATCATCCTTGGCGAACAGCCAGGCCTTGACCGGCTTGGCGCTGTCGGCGAACTTCTTCTCGGCAGCCAGCTTCTGCGAGCGTAAGTGCAGGTACAGCTGAGCCTGGCGGAAGATCTCCTCGACCTTGCTGATGCCCACGCGCCTAGAAATCCGCGTCGTCATCGGATACCTCCTCCCACAGGAGGTCTGAACCCCACTCCCAGGGCTCTTCCTCACGCTGCACCTGGAACGGGTAGTGATACTCAGGGAAGTGCTTGCCTGCGGCATGGGCAGACACCCTGAAGATGGCCAGCTTGAAGCTGTCTGCCCTGTAGGCATTGCCGTCAATGGTCGCCACGTAGGTGCGGTCGCCCTCCCGGGTCAGCACCACGGTATGCCCGTCATCCAGCAGGCCGACCAGGTCGGTGACTAAGATGTGCGCCTCGTGCTCGCTGATAACCATCTTCCCTCCTTGACCTCGGAGCGAGGGTCAGATTCGAACTGACGTACACCGGCTTATGAGGCCGGGCTGGGACCAAACTCCAGTTACCTCGCTATGTGCGTAGAACATATGATGCCATACCCGACATCCTCTGTCAAGCAAGAGTCCCGTTGCCCGCTCGCGTCCCCAGGCAGATCGCGCCTCGTTAACGCGCGGGCAGATCGCGCCTCGTTAACGCGCGGGGCGGAGGGAACCCCCTAGTAACCACCGGCCTAAGTC